TGTTGGCACCGGAATTGTTCCGCCGGTCCGCGCCCATCGGACGGCGTTTATCAGGCGTAGGAAGCCGTTTGCTACGGCCTCACAATGGAGTCGGAAGGCGCGGGTGGTATAGGGAGAGGCCGAAAGTCGCGAAACCCGCGTGACTCACTCCAGCAACCCATCGAAGAGGCCCGGTTGGAACGGCTGTAAGGCAGCGTGCTCGGCGGAGAAGAACTGCGCTTTCGTGGCCCCTGACGCCTTTCCCTTACGCGTGTGGCAGTCGAATGCATAGTCGGGGATGGGCACGTATTCGGGCGCGTTCCTGAGATCGTCGGCAAGCGCGTCCGCATCGACTCCCTTCAACTGGTCATAGACGAGATTTTGCAGATGGTCGGGGTCTCGGCTTTTCTTAGCCGCGCAGAGGATGATCACCGCTTTGGAAATAAAGATCCGGCCCTTGGCTTTCCGGGCCGGCACGTTGTCGTTCACGATCAGGTAGGAATCGTGGAGTGCCTTGACCTCGGCAGTAATCAGGCCCCAGCAATCCTCCGCGCTCACAGTGAGCAAACGCTTCCACACGTAGTTTCCGAACCCGCTGGCCCAGAGTTCCAGCGCCCAGTATCCGGCAAGCTGGGTATCGGCGCGGCGGATGGCCTTCTGCATCGCCGAGGACACCTCGCTGAATTTGTAGTTCCTGATCGTGCTGAGTTCCACTGCCTCCAAGAATAGCGCGGAGCAGCCACGGGGATGCAGTGGTTAAGGGGGTGCATTGAGGGTGCAAGACGGTGCGTTCAGGATGGTGGGTCAAAGTGAGCCTCTTCATCGCCCGACACGCGCCTCCCCTCCCACTCCGACTTAAACCGGCGGCGTTTGATCGGGGCGGCAATGATGGAAATGAGCGAAACAGGGTTTTTCCCCCAAAGTGTTCCTATAAAGTTTCCTCGTGTACCACTTTGGGGGAAAAACCCAATTTGCATCATTTGCATCATTCACCCGTTTTTTGAATCGGCCTGCAAGGAGCGGAAATCCAAGGAATACGAGAGCAAGCGTGCATCTTCCGCATTCGCCGGACCATCGCGCACGACCTGAAAAACCAGAAAACACGGGTTGCGTGAGCGTTGCATAAAACAGGCCGGGCGGCAGTCCGGCGCGGGGGAGAATCAAGGCGGGATCAGTCGGCCACGAACGCACGGTGGAGTTTCAATCCCGCATAGCGTCCGCGCTACTTCCGGCGCTTGCGCCGAGCATTGAGCGGAGCCTTGAGCGGGACTTCCTGCATCATCGTTCCGGCTTCAGCCACGCGCTTCTCGTAGGTGGTGACCAACTCCGGCAACCCGCGTAGAACCTGGTTCAACCGCCCGATGCGCGTGACGCCGATTTTCCCACTGGCCTCCGCTTCATCACAGAGCCCCTTGTAAAAATCCTTGTGCCATCCCCGGTCGTAGAACGCGTTCTTGATCTGCTCGGCCGAGAGCAATGCGTTTCGGGGCTCGCCGGAGAACGTGCCCGGGAAGATCTCCATAAACCGATCGAGTTCGGGCTTGAATTTCCCGGATTTCGTCTCTGGCTTTGCCGCCGCTTCGTATTCCGCCTCCGTCACCTCCCGCCAGCAGATCCCCAGTGCGCTGTGCGCGATGATCCGCGTGAACTTCGGCGTATCCCCGTCCTCCTCCGTCCACCGCAACCTCCTTCCACGTTTGGCGACGCGGAACTCGTAATAATCGTCGCGCGGTCCCCCCAGCGCCCGAACGACGATGGCCGCCCGAGCCCAGTTCGCCCACTCGGCGGAGCCGGAACCCAGATACGCGAAGTCCCCACCCTGCCAGGCCGCCTTCTGATCCCCCTGCGCGGGTTTGTTTGTATGGTGGATGAGCACCAGCCCGCAGTTGAACTTGTGCAGGAGCGGGTTGAGGCCGTTGCGCAAAAACATCGATACGTCCCGCTGCTGGTTCGCCTCGCCGCCGAGGTAGGAAAGCGCGGGATCGATGATGAGCAGGTCCGGCTTCATCATTTCCAATAGCGGCTCCACCGCATGTTCGCAAAAGTCGGCCCCCATGACCGAATCCACCCGCGCGGTCCGGATCACGCTTTTTGCCCGATCCTCTTCGGAAATGGCGAGACCCTTGAGCATTCCCTCCCGAAACTCGGCCATATCGCCCATGTCGTTTTCGGCCTGGATAATCAAAATCCGCAGGCATCCGCGCGGCTGGATCCCGAACGCCTCGCGCCCGATGCTCCACATCACCGCGCACTGCACGGCGATCGCGCTCTTGCCGATGCCTGTCTGCCCGACAAGGAGCAGCGCTCCTGCGCGGCACAAAAACCGGTGCCTGAGCAATTCGTTGGGATCATCCTCCGGCGGCAGCGGGATGCTGTAAAAGTCCACCAGCTCGGGCACCGGGGGAGGAGACTTCTTTTTGGATTCTCCGGGAACATCCGGAATCGCAGACTCGTTCCATTCGGTCTTCATGGCAGGTTCTCCGGGTTGAAGTGGAAAACTTGCTGGCGCTGCGCCCACCTGTTGCTCTTGCCCCGCGGACGCAACCCGCCCGGCATCCGCACAAACTGGCAGCGCGTCCATGTGGCGGGATCGGCTCCGAGCGACACGGCATAGCGCATGAACCGCAGAACCCTCTCCTCGGGTTGACCATCGCAGGCGAACCACCCGTGCAGCGACTTCCCGCCGCTGTGGACGACGAGCACGAGCGGGGCCATTTTGCCCAGGTGCCAAAGGACTGCGGCGTGCGTGTCCGTGTGCCCGTGGTCGAACTCGATAACGAGGAACCGGCGCGGTCCGGTGTTTTCCAGCGTGCGCGGGGAGATCCCATTGCCGCTTTTCCGCTGCCCTTCCTCGGCAATCATCGGCGAGGGAACGATAAATTGCTGGAGGGCGAGTTGGCCGCGCCATTCCTCACGCCTGCCGGTGCCGAAGTCGGTGTCGATCCTCTTCCCGCAGCAGATCAGCGGGTTGCCCGGAAACAGCGCGTCCACGATTTCCTCCGAGCATTCGTCATCGACAAAATGCACCGGGGACCATCCCCACAAATCAACGAGCCCGACTCCACCGGCAGCAATCGCCCCGACCTGTTCCTCGTTGCAGTTGGGCCACGTGGGTTTTCTGGAAACGCCCTGCTTCTTCCCTGGCTTCCAGGCATACGCCTCCGAGTTTTCCACCGCCGCCTCGATTTCCCCGATTGGCACCTCCCGTCCACAGCCGGCCGCAGCCTCCTCGATACGGGCGACAATCTCGGTTTTGGCATCGATATACGGATGCATCACCCGCGCCACCCGGAACAACCACTGATGCACGCCGTCCCCTGTGCTCGGGCACGATGCCAGCATATTCAGCGCAAACGCCGGGAGTGGAGACTTCACAGGCATGGCGGGACATCCCCATCCACGAGCATCCGCGTAATCCTGAGCATGAACGCGGCCGTTTCCTCGTTCACGGGCGAGATGGATAAAGTTGCCCACCCCTTCCAGAATTTGAATCCCTGCCATGCGTAAATACCCCTGAGCCAATCACCGTCGCGTTGCAGCACCGATGCCCCACATGGCCCGTTCGCGTCTTGGAGCACCGCCTCGATGGTCGAATGGTATCCGAGACGGACGGCCGTCCTGCGCGCACTGTCCTCGTCCATGTCCTTGAGCAGGACCGCCCCCTCGGGCAACACAAGTGGAGGCATCATGGCCGTCAGTGCTCCACGAGCCGCGCCGTGCTTGGATCCGCGCGGGAAACGATCACCACCAGCTCCAGGAGCCAATTTGTCGCCTCCTCGCTGATCGGCGACACCGAGAACCCCATCCAGTCGAATCCGGTCACCTCGGGGTCGTTGCTCGCGATAATCGCCCGCATCCACTCGCCATCCCGCCCCATCGCGGCGGCAATATTGAGCCCGGGGCGATTCAGGTCCCGGTCCATCTGCGGAATCATCCCCAGGCGCACCGCCGTGGCTTTCGCCCTCTCGCTTTCCCGTGTCGCCTCAAACTGCACGCCCTCGGGCAGCGGCAGAAACACAACGTCCGTGAGGTTCATGGCTGCCCTCCAAGATCAGGGTTCGCCTGCCGGCGCTTGCGCTCCACATGGGAGGACAGCCGCCGGTTCCCGCACAGGTAGGCTTCGATTTCGTCGAGCTTGTAACGCACGCTCGACCCCAGTTGCACAAACGGCAGCCCTCTCTTTCGGAGGTTTGCCATGTGGCGGACGGATACGTGCAGGTGATCGGCGAGTTGCTGTTCTGTCAGCCACTCGCCCGGTTTGGTGGATGTGTTTTCACTCATCCCCCTTCCGCCGTGTCAACTTGCACTCCGGTCGTTACGTAACAACCTTTCTGCAAATTTTCACCCCAGCAGCGCCCGCCGGATCTCCTCATCATTCAGCCCGGTGTCGCCCACGATCTCCGGGGCCACGGCATCCGGGGCAGGGAGAAGCTTGAGCGGCTGGGGTGGCGAACCTGCCTCGACTTGTGGAGTCATCTGGATATGGGAGACCCATTTCGGCTTTCGGCTGAATTTCTTTCTGCGCGTCAACAGGCACTTTGGATAGCCAGTCCCCGGAAAGATGTTGAACCATTTCTTCGCCTGCTCCGGTGTCACCAGTTCGCGGTAATGCTTGAAAATCACGTTTGGCGAATTTCCACACTCCAAGGCCACGCGGGCTGTGTCGGGAACCAACGCAAGCCGGTTGGATATATAGGAATGCCTGAGCGCATTTCGCTTCCAAGGGACTCCGAGCTTTAGGATCGTGGTTTTGACGGTTTCGCAGGTAGGGATCACCAGGCCGCTCTCCGCCGCGATCGGCTCCAGCCATGCCCGGAGGTTCTCGGAGATGGGCACAAGCCGCCGCTGGCGGGTTTTCGTCATTTCCGCCGCGCACTCAATAAACCCCCGCTTGAAGAGAATATGCTTCCAGTCGAGCCGGAAGATTTCTGCGGAGCGCATCCCCGCGAAGGCTCCAAGCACAAGGAAAGGGATGACGTTTTCTTGTGCGGAGCCAAGGAGATTGCCCATCTCTTCGACGGTGAAGATTTCCACGGGTTTGACCTCGTCTTTCCAAACGCACATTCCGTCAAAGACGGTGGGGCGATCCTGCGGAAGATAGTTGCGCTTTTTAAGAAAGTTCCCGAAACAGGCCAGAATTGTTCGATAGGTATTTTTACTTCTATTGGAAAGGTCCCTTTCATCCATCCACCGGTCTAGCCCGGCAGCTTCAAGATTATCGAGTGAAGTGTCCTTGAATGCAGTAACAAGGGATCGCATCGTATATTCCACCGTGCTGATGTAGCGGCTACTCACCCCAATCGCCTGACGGGATGCCAGAAACTCGGCACCAAGGTCTGCCAATGGTTTTCGGGGGCGCTTGGGATCGTAGTGCCGCATGTAATACTTCGCCGCGTCGGTGATGCTGTGGCCGTTGAGAATACGCCGTGCCTCGGCGAAGAGCTCGGCGCAGACATGGAGGGGGACGCCGGTTTGCTCAATGGTCCGCATCGCAATGGTGTAGCTCTCCATTTCTACAGCGGAGAGATTGTGCGACTGGATCCGCTCGCCGGAAAGCTGACCGAGAATCATCCTCGCCTCCCGCTTGGCTTCGTTCAGGTCTGCGAATGTTTTCCGCTGCCTGACCCCGGCCCGGTAATAGGAGAGCTGGTAGAACACTCCGGTTCTCCCGGCAGTGGTGTAGATTTTTATTTCGTTGTGCTCATCGGAAATAACGATGGGCAGATTTTTCTTTGACTTCTTCATGCTGATGCTCCGGTGTCAATTTGTCCTGTAATTTGTCAGGCGGAATCGTGACTTGCCCGTAAGTTGTTGATTGTGAGTGGTTGTCTTGTTGTTCCATCATCACGAGGCATTCCTCGGCGAAGTGGGCGACGATCCAATTCCGCACGGCGCTCACTCCGCTGATCGAATCGGGGATCCCAACTTTCTCAAGCGGGATGTGGGCGTAGCTGGCGATTTCGGATTCCGGCACGACCAGCGTGGCCGCCGGGAACAGCCGGTGCGTTGTGATCGACCGCTGGCGGCTGCGGCTCATGATCACGACACGGATCGCAATAGGACGGAGTTCGGGGAATTCCACTAAGGGAGCGGGAAGGGTTGCAGGGCCGGGAGTTGAACCCGGATTTGCGGGGTATGAATCCGCCGTGACACCACTTTCACTACCCTGCGGTTGGAGCTGGAGCGGCGCTGGCCGCTTTTTGCGCGAGTTCGATGAGTCTTTTTCCATGGAGGACGCGGCCGATGCCGATTTTCTTGGTTTTGCGGGTGATTGAATAATCGACTTCCTTCACGCCGATGAGTTGGAGTGCGAGCATCCAATCCCGGAGGTCGTGGAAGATAAAAACCAGGTAGTCGTGGTGCTCGAATGCCTGACATTCCATGCGGGGGATGGTTTCGAGGTCTTCGGCGGGATCGGCCTCGGCAAAAAGTTTGTCGATCTCGCTCTCCATGAAGCCGGTGAGTTCGATGTCGAACGTGGGATCGCTCTCCCGCAGCTTGTCCACGACACGCTTGAGGTCGTCTTCATCGAGCTCGGCGAGTTCAGAAAGCCGGTTGTCGGCGAGCAGGTCGGCCAGTTCCGCCGCCTCAGACTCGTAATCCTGGATGTCCACTGGCACGGTTTCACAACCGATGAGCAGGGCTGCTTCGAGCCGGCCGTGGCCGCGGACGATCAGCCCGCTCCGTTTGCTCACCGTGATCGGCGACCGCCACCCTTGTTCCTGGATGATCGCGGCCAGAAGCTGGATCTGGTGGGCGCTGTGCCGGTTCGGGTTGACCGGGTTCGGTTTGAGTTTCCGGGGATCAACGAGCTGGTTATGGGCGCAGTGGACGGTCACAGCCTCGCCACTGCTGTCAACCGCTTGACAGCCGTGTGCGTGTCTCGCGTAGGATCGTCACCATGACGCGGAAGGAATTTCAAAAGACCATCCAACGCTGGCGGGCCAAGAACGGATTCACCCAGCAGGATGCAGCCGACCACCTCGGGATTTCCATCCGCACGCTCCAGAACTGGGAAATCGCCCGGAACATGCCGAACGGCTATGGGCTCAAGGCGATCCTGCAGGTGATCTCAGGGCGTTCAAACTGAATGCTGGCCAACCAGACAGTCATTTCCTTCTTTGCCGCCTCCCTGCTTCTGGCGGTAGCTCCAGGCCCGGACAATATATTCGTGCTGGCTCAGTCAGTCATTTACGGGAGGACCGCCGGGCTATGGATCACGCTGGGATTGTGTTCCGGCCTCCTCGTTCATACTACGGCGGTTGCATTTGGTGTCGCCGCGATCATTCAGGCGTCCCCGACAACCTTCACCGTGCTCAAATACGCGGGAGCGGCATATCTTCTCTACCTTGCCTGGCAGGCGTTCCATGCCGCTAAAACCAGCGACTCCTCTCAACACCTCAACAGGCCATCGCCCTCGATGCTTTACCGTCGGGGGATCATCATGAACGTCACCAACCCGAAGGTTTCCATATTTTTCCTCGCCTTCCTTCCCCAGTTTGCCGATCCCGCGCGCGGGTCCGTTTTTGTTCAGATGTTTATGCTCGGAGGAATCTTCATGCTGGCGGCCCTTCTCGTCTTTGGCTGCGTCGCCTGTTTGGCGGAGAGGGTCAATCAATGGCTGCGGCGATCAGCGTTCATGGAGAGAAGGCTTAACCGATTTGCGGGAGTCGTGTTCATCGGAATCGCGATCAAATTGGCACTAACCCAGCGATAGTTCGTTGACTCCATCCCGCGTGGATGGAACCGATTCCACCCGAGGTAGCGCGTAAACTTCTCAACCGTGATTTCTCCAACCTGATCCAGCGGGTTCAGGGAGGAGGAAAGCTCACGCGCTCCGAGCGAAATATGCTCCAGGCGATGGCCGCCGGGTCGGTGGCGAGCGGGATCACGCTCGCGGCCAACTACAACGAACTGGCCGAGGCGCTCGGGGTGACGAGGCAGGCGATCCATGCTTGGCGGAAACTCGAAGGCGCCCCGGAGGCGAATGCCAACGGCACGCATGAAGTGGCGGTCTGGCGGGAATTCGTGAAACAGCGTGGGCTCAAAAACGAAGAGGACGTGTCGGATGTGGAGTCGTCCCTCAAAGCCCGGAAGTTGCTAGCCGAGGTGATGGAGCGCGAGTTCCGGCTCCAGGTAAAGCAGGGCGAATACGTGCTCCTCGATGACGTGAAAACCCGGTGGGCCTACCACGTCGGGCAGGCGGTGGCGCTGCTCCGCAAGCGGCTTGAACAGGAAATCCCGCCGATCCTCTCCGGCCTCGATGCGATCGCGATCCGCAAAGAGCTTTCAATCGCCGTGGATGAATTCGCGGCAATCCTCCATGACGGCGAACAAGCTGGATAAAATATGGCGGGATGTCTGGCGACCGCCGGATCGCCGTCCCCCGTGGGCATGGGCGGAGGAGCACATCGCTTCGATCCCTTATTCGCCAGTCCCGGGCCGGTTTCGCTCGGACCACTCGCCGTGGCTGCGCGAGCCGCTGGAGGCATTGGTGGATCCAAGCGTCCGCATCGTTTCGATTATCGCGGCGATCCAGTGCGGAAAGACGAGCGTCGGGGAGGTCGGCATCTCATACATCATCGCGAACCTTCCCGGCCCCGCGCTCTGGCTCGACCAGACCGACGAGGACGCCCGCGACCAAAGCGAATCCCGTCTCCAGAAGCTGTTCGATGAATGCGCTCCGGTGCGTGCGCTCTACCCGCGCGATCGACACAAAAAGAAAACCGCCGCGATCCAGTTTTCAAACGGCATGACGCTCTGGATTCTGGGGGCTCACAACAAAACGAACCTTCAGCGGCGGTCGATCCGCTGGCTCATTGCCGATGAATGCTGGCGGTTTCCGCCCGGCCACATGGCGGAAGCCGAAGCCCGAGTCACCGCGTTCGGCTGGCTGGGCAAATGCCTGTTCATGAGCCAGGCCGGGGAGGAAGGCGACGACACGTCCCGGAAGTTCGAGACAACCGACCAGCGGGAGTGGACGTTCGCCTGCCCGAAGTGCGGCACCCGCCAGCCATTCAAATGGGAGAACGTCGAGTGGAGCAAGTCCGCCCGCCGCGATGACTACGAATGGGATTACGGCGAAGTGCGCCAGACCGCCTCGCTGCGCTGCGATGGCTGCAACCACTACTTCGAGGATACCGACCGGGTCCGGCGGGAACTCAATGCCACCGGAAAATTTGTTCCGCAGAACCCTCACGCATCTCCCGAGAACGCCGGGTTCCACTGGAATTCCCTCTGCGCGATGAGCTGGGGACGGCTCGCAGAGCTTTACCTCCGGGCGAAAGCGGTTTCCAGGCAGGGCGATTTTTCCCTCCTCCAGCAATTTTACCAGAAGCGGCTCGCGATCCCTTGGCGGGAAACAAGCGAGGACTACAAACTGGAAATCGAACGCACCGGATACCGGAAGGGCGAGCTATGGGATGAGGAAGCGGCATTCGACAAAACAGGCCGCATCGTCCCCGGCCCGTATGACCCGGCCGCAATTTCCGCCCCCTTGCGCGTTCTGACCGTGGACGTGCAGATGGACCACCTGTTTGCCGTAGTTCGGGCCTGGAGCGCGAACGGTTCATCCCGACTTATCTGGAACGAGCGGATCCTCACATTCGAGGACATCCGCACGTTGCAGGAACGGTTCACGGTCCACCCAAACCTCGTGTTCCTGGATGCCGGCCACGCCGCCTATGAAGTCTATCGCCAGTGTTCGGAATACGGATGGACAGCACTCATCGGCGACCGCCGCCCGACATTCGTCCACCGGGGTCGGGATGGAAAATCAGTCCACCGGTTTTACTCGCCTCGGCGGAAGGTGGTTCTCGGCCACAACAAAAGCTGCTCGGTCTTCTATTGGTCGAACCTCAACTGCAAAGACATCCTCGCCCGGCTCCGCCGCAACCAACGCCCCGAGAAAGGCGCGACATGGGAAGTGCCCGACGACATCGACGACGACTACCTCGCCCAGATGGAAAGCGAACACCGGGTCAAGGACGGAGGAAAATGGCTCTGGAAACAGATCGGATCACGCCCGAACCACCTCTGGGACTGCGAGGCCATGCAGGTCGTGGCCGTCGTTATGCTCAAACTGGTCGGGCGGGAGTTTTCCCCCGCAGATCCCGTCACGGAAACTGACGATTCAGGAGAGAACTGACCTCAACGCGCCGATGATGGCAAACAGGGCGAGCGGCAATCCCAACAACACGACCAAGCATCCGGTCGTCGTTCTGTTGTAAATGCGATTGTATGCGGCCTTCTTCGGGTTCGTAACCCAGCCCCAACCGCGAGGAGCCTTCAGCCCGAGAGAATTTCTTGCAATGCGCTTCCATGAAGTCCGGGCAGCGATTCGTTTTCGGAGGGACGGAACACGCAGGCCGAATTTCATTTTGCGACAGTTTTTCCAGGAATGATGTTGGCGATGTTCTTTTGATGGAGGTCGATCACGTAGATGTAGCCATCGCCGTAGAGTGCCTGCTGACGGGACGAGGGTTTGAGGAAAATGGCGGCAGCGATAAGCGCGGCACCGACCACGATGGCAATAGGCGTTTTCATGCCAGTCATTCTACACCGGCGGCCTAAAAAGCGGAAGCGTGCGGTTGACGCCGCGTCGGGTTCATGGACCCGATCAAACGACTCCTGGAAATCGCCACCCACGAGGTGGGCACACACGAAGTAGGCGGAAACAACCGCGGACCCCGCATCGTCGAATACCAATCCGCCACCTGGCTCAAGCCTGCCCCCTGGCCGTGGTGCGCGGCGTTCATCTGCTGGATCCTGCGCGAATGGCTGAAGTCACCGGAAGTTTTGGCGAAATTGTCGTTACGCAACGACAAAGAGGGCGAAAAGTGGCGGCCGCAGACGGCTGGCGCGTTCGACTTCGAGCGGTGGGCGAAGGAAAAGGGGCTGCAAGTTCTGAACAAAAAAGCGCTCGCGAAGGCTGGAGATCTCGTCGTTTTTGAGTTCTCCCACATCGGCATCGTCGTGAAGGACCAGATTTCACCGGAGTCGATCGAATGCATCGAGGGCAATACGAACGGCAGCGGCCAACGTGACAGCAACGCGGGCGACGGCGTGTGGCGCAAGCGTCGGTCGGCCAGCCTTGTTCGCTCATTCATTCGGATCATCCGTTGACACCCGCCGTCCGGCATGGCCGCTATCGACTATTCCATCGGGTTCACTCGAAAGGAGGTGGAGAAAATCTTCGCGGTCCACAAGGCGGAGTTGGAAAAGACGCTCGCCTCGTGGACGGATTCCGGTTCGGCGGTGACCAAGCGTCGGTTGGATGAAATCCATGTCGTGATCGCTGCCTGCCAGGACGCGCTGCGCAAACTGGCACCCGAGACCTACGGGCGCGGGCGGCGTGTCGTCCAATCCACCGTTGACTTTATCCCTCGATGAACCTGATCCCAAAACTCGCCCGGTTCGTTGTCCCGGCCGCATTCCTGCCGAAAGCCTGGGCGTCGCCCTACGATGCGGCAAATTGGTCGCCCAATCGCGGACGTGTGCCTGGCTCCGCTCCCCGCGACGCCAAACTCGACCTTTCACCGGGGGTCAGGACGGAACTCGTCCGACGGTCCCGCTACCTCCATCGGAATTCCGGGTTCGTGCGTGAGATGGTCTCCAACATGGCGATCTACTCCACGGGCGATGGTATCCGTCCCCAGGCGCAGTCGGCAGACCCGGAATGGAATCGTCGCGCCGAGGAAATCTTCCGCCGCTGGTCGGCACAGTGCGAGGTGACGAACCGGTTTTCATTCGAGGAATGCCAGTCGCTCGTCTGCCGGGGAATGGATGTGGACGGCGAGTTCTTCGTCTTGAAAACCCGCGACCGCAGCGGATTCGCAAAGATCCAGCTCATCGAAACTCACCGGATCGGAGACGATTCAGAAGAAACCTGCGATGGGGTCGGGCTCGCATCGGACGGATCGCCGGCATTCTACCGACTCATTGAAGATTCCGGTTCCCGCGACATCCCGGCTGCCTCGATGCTCCACGTTTTCGAGCCTGAGTCGGTGAGCGCAGTGCGCAATGCGCCGACGATCCAGCATTCGATCAACCACATGCTCGATGAAATGGAGCTCCTCGCGCTCGAAAAACATGCCGTTAAGGACAATGCGGATGTGGCGCGGATCCTCAAAACGGCACGTGGGGAAATTGAGGATACCGGAGACTTTTCCATCGGTGCACAGCCCAATCAACCGCAGGCAAGCGACGCCGCCCAGCTCCAGAAAATCATCGGTGGAAAACTCGTCGCTCTCAAACCCGACGAATCCCTGGACAGTTTTCAGTCGAACCGTCCGTCACCCACGTTTACTGGATTTCTAAACCATTTAAGACGGGACTCCGCGCTCGGCGTGCTGCCATACGAATTCGCAGCCGACTCCAGCAGCATCGGCGGGGCGGGCGTGCGACTCATCGTGGCAAAAGCGGACCGCAGGTTCTCGTATCGCCAGTTGATCCTCATCAACCGCCTCATCGAGCCGGTATGGGCGTATGTGATCGGCGATGCCATTGCGCGGGGCGAACTTGCCGCACAACCGCAGTGGTGGCGGATCTCCTCGACGACCCCCCGCAGGGTGACCGTAGATGCGGGGCGCGAGGCGCAGCAGAACCGCGCGGATGTCGAAATGGGCCTCAAAACGATTTCCCAAAGCTACGGCGAATTGGGCCTCGATTTTGAAGAGGAGATGCGAGTTCGCGCCCGCAACGCGAGGTTTCTGGTGGATCTGGCGGCCGAATTTCAAATTCCGCTGGAGATGCTATGGAAAACAAGCGGGGGCATTGCCACCACACCCGCTGTTGGAGAAACCCAAGACCAGCCGCCGCTCTCAGGGATGCGGCAGCCGGGGTAATCAGAATCCCGGCTTGCCACGTTCAGCCAGCGGCACGGCAAGAGTCTTCTCGATATGCTTTCGCAGTTCGCGAACCTTTGGGATAAAATCCAACTCCTCGTCCTCCGTGATATCCCACTCATCAATGTAGCTTTTGGGGGATTTTTGGATTGCCCTCACATGGGCAAGAATCCCCAGGAGATACTCGTCCTCATTCTGGTATCGCGAGCACGCCGCTCCGAGTTCGGCCCGCAGGCAATCGCTCGCTTCGCCAGCAAGCCCGATGCTCTCGTAGGCCATTTCTGTGAGTTCGTCGGTATCCATTGCTCAGAAAATATGACCGGCTGATCCTCTCAGCGCAACCCGGCGGATTGACACGGGGGAGGGAGGCGTGAACCTCACACTCCTTCAAAAACAGCCATGGCTGATCGCGCCCGAAGCCCTCGGGGCAATGGTCGCCGCCACGAAATCGTTCTTCGACAACGCGCCGGATCTTCCTGAGCGCCCGAACTCGCCCTGCCTCGCATTGGAGGATGGCGTGGGCGTCATTTCGATCACCGGCCCGATGCTCCGTAACCCGGACATTTTCGACCGGATCATCTTTGGAGCCTGCGACACCGGAGAACTCATCAATGCCGTGGCCGAGGCTACTGCCCGTCCCGACGTCGAGGCTATCTTCCTCGACATTGATTCCCCGGGCGGATCGGTCAACGGCACCCCCGAACTCGCCCAGGCAGTCGCCGACGCCTCCAAGACGAAATACGTCTATGCGTTCAGCGCGGGCCAGATGTGCTCGGCTGCCTACTGGGTCGCGAGCCAGGCGGACGCGATCTACGCCACCCCGAGCGCACGGATCGGCTCCATCGGCGTGATCCTCCCGGTCGTGGATTCCTCGGCCGCGTTTGAGCAGGCGGGACTGAAGGTGGAAGTCTTTGCGGCGGGGAAATTCAAAAGCGCTGGCACTCCCGGCACGAGCCTCACCGACGACCAGCGGGCCTGGCTGCAATCCGAGGTCGAGGAAACCGCCGCTGACTTTCACGCCGCCGTGCTCGCCCGCGGTCGCAAGATCCCGGATGAGGCGATGGAGGGGCAGACGTTTTCTGCCCGGAAGGCGATGCGGTTCAACCTCGCCGGAATGGTCGCAAGCCGAGCGGACGCACTGTCCCGGTTGCGCAAACTGCATGTTCGTTCGGTTGACACGGGTTCCGGTGCAATGAGCGCACCATCCATCGAAAACGAACTCGCCCAGGCCCGTGAGCAGATTACCCGTCTGGAAGCCGACGCTTCTGCTCGGGACTCACTCCTGACCGAAGCCAACACCAAACTCACCGAGGCCACCGCCAGCGCGACCGGCCTGCAATCCCGTCTGGAGGTTCTCGAATCCGAGCGCCAGATCGAGGCCGAGGCGCACGTTCAGGCCCGCGCCGATCTTGACGCCGCCAAGCACTCGATCGCCTCGCTTACGAACGAGAACTCAGCGCTCGACGTGAGCCTCAAGGAAATCGAGGCGAGCAATGCCGCCCTCAATCTCAGCCTCAAAGAAATCCAGACCCGCAACGCCGCACTGGAAGCCGCCGAGCAGGATTTGGAAAAGCGGGCCTCGCTCCGCGCCGCCCAGATCGTCGCCGAAACCGGCACTTCGGCTCCGGCCAATGTGACCCCGAAAGGCGAACCGCAGACGGCCAGCCTCCTGGAGCGGTTCCGCTCGATCACCAATCCCGCCGAGCAGACCGCTTTCTGGCAGGGACTCTCCGCCGACCAGAAAAACCAAATCCTGTCCTCAACCAAGTAACATCCCATGTCCAACATCCTCACCAACGCAAAAGACGTCAAAGTCGCGCAGTCGGCCCTCAAGCCGTTCATGGCGACGCTCCTGCCCATGCGGGCATTCTCCAGCAACTTCTCGCCCGAGCCTGCTGACAAGCTCGACACGATCCGCGTCCCGATCGTGGGCGCGCCGAGTCCGGCCAGCGACTTCAGCGGAAGCTACACGACGAATGCAGATTCCTCGATCGACGTGGCGCCGGTGCAACTCAACCGGCACAAATACAAAACGGTCCACGTCACCGCCCGCGAGGCGGCCGAGACCGCCCTCAACGTGCTGGAAACCCTCGTTGGCAGCGCGGTCAAGCAGCTCGCCCAGGATGTGCTCCAGGACATCTTCACGGAGATCACCGCCGCCAACTACGGCGCACCCGGAATCGCGGCCCTGGCCTCGACCGCATTCGACTACAAAAAGGTGCTCGGAGTGCGGGAATCCTGCGGTGCCGCGAGGATGCCGAGCACGGACCGTGCGCTCGTGCTGGATGCCGCCTATTTCAGCAACCTGCTGGGCGACGACATCGTGGCCAAGAGTTTCATGACGCCGGTTGCGCTTCCAGGCGTGGTCGATGGCGTCATCCGCCGCCTAGCCGGGTTCGACGTGTATGAAACCACGATCCTGCCCAACAGCGACGAGAAGCTGGTCGGGTTCGCCGGGCACCCGAGCTGCCTCGCGGTGGCCATGCGCTACCTCCAGCCGGTCGCCCAATACGACGAGGCGGGCGCGGTCACCGATCCCGAAACCGGGCTCACCTTCGGCTACCTGCGCTATACCGAGACCAGCTCCAACCGGATCTTCGTCACTGTCGAATGCCTCTACGGCTTCAAGGTGGCGATCGCCAGCGGCCTCAAGCGCATCGTCAAACCCTGACCTTCATCTCCGTAGTTGGGTTGCAAGCCCCCGCATCAGCAATGGTGCGGGGGTTTTGTGTTTCAGACGACATTGCTCACGCCAAGACGTGCTGCCAGGGCGCGGAGGCTGTCTTCTTCCGGCTTAAAACCGTGATAAGCCAACTGCTCGCCAACTGCCCGAAAGAACTCCATGTAATCCGCATTGGAGCATTCCAAGGAAAAGAGCCCTTCTTCTTCGACCGCTCGCTCAACCAACGTCAGCCCGACCTCCGTCAAAGCGAGATCACTGTTGAGAATGTATTCCCGTTCTTCTGAGGAAAACGTGAGCGATTTTGTTGAGGGAGTTTCCACAAATTCGATTGTGCGCCATCCAGAGGCATTTTCAAGCAGAGCCGTTGACACGCCCGGCGTGGCATGTCCATCCACGATGAAATGGCCGCCGATGTGGCCGGTATCTTTTCCGAGTTCGGGAAAGAAGTCGCCATTGCCGGGCGCACGCTGCCCGCTCTGATCTCCGAGCCGCAGGAAACCCTCGAACTCGGGGCCGGCGGATTCACCGCCTCCGGAAATTTCACGGTAAAGTTGTTACGTAACGACATTCCGGCGATTCCGCAGATCGGCCAGACGCTCACCTATGCCGGGGAAACTTTCCGCATCGTTCGCGTGTCGAACCGTCCGCCGCATCCTCTCGTCACTCTCACTGTGGAGCCGGTCGAATGAACACGGACATCGAAATGGGATTTGTGGCGGTGATCCGGGCGGCGATGCCTGGCGTGCATGTGCGCGAGGCCACGAGTTCAAAGCCGCACCCGGCAGATGCCCAGATGGTGATCGTCCAGTGCTCCGAGTGCGAGCATGTCGTCGGACCGCTCTACAAGGCGACCGTGAAGGTGTTCCTTGGCACGCCAGCCTTCGACATGGGCGAGGCCCAGCACCGGGAGGCGTCGGGCATGCTGGCACTTTCGCTGCTCGACCCGGCGGCTGCGGCGGCAGTCTTTGATCCTGTTGCGGGCAACCTCACGCTTCACGGTTTTCACGTGCGCTCGCAGTCCGAGGATATCGCCGACAACACCTGGCGTTCGACCATTGAACTGGTCGCCGGCATCCGTCTCGGTTGACACGTCCTCCGGTGCATGGCCGCTGACACACCGAAAGACCAAACAGAACTCCGCCGCTGCGCCTACGATTTCTGCGAGCAGGCGCTCGCCCGGTTTGAGGCGACGCCCAAAGAAACCCGCCCGAAGGGATTTTCTGTTGCCCGTTCGCAGACAATTTCCGGGGACACGGTCCAACGCTCCTACGTCATCCAATTCGATCTCAAACTGACCGGCTGCGAACTCCCCTAACATGGCTATCGCGACGATCAATCTCTTTGGCGTGACTGACCCGGCGGGTGGCTACTTGCAGGAAACCACCTCGGAAAAGTCTGTCGATATCGCCACCTGCAAGGACGCGACGGGCACCACCAAGCTCGCTGTGCCAAAAGGTGTCGTCACAGAAACGATCACGCTGAAAGGCAAAGGCACCTACGCCCCCTCGGTCACGCGCAATTTGTCGGTCGGCGCAACCGCCGTCATCACGTCCGGCAAGGCGAGCGAGAGCAACGACGATTTCCCGGACTACGAGGTCACGCTCCAGAAATTCTCCGCGACATAATTATGGCAGTTCCCACAGACATTGGCATCACGATGGTCACCGAGGCGACCGCCCAATCCGCGGAGTTCTCGAGCAAAGGCGACGTCAAGATCCTGACCGACAAGGCCGGGGCATTTTCGCAGGCTGCCGTTTTGGACCCGACCTTCGAGTTCAGCGTGAAAGGGAAGGGCATCGCGTGCCCGGTCGCGCTAAAGGCCTCCAGCGGTGCTCCCACCGGAGTCTCGGGCAAGATCATCGTCACCAAAACGAAGGACACGACATCCAACGACGATTGGCCCCAGTGGGAATACTCGGGCCAAGGGTTCCCAGGGGCCACGTAACCGCCTCGCAACACACCATCCAACCGATCACAATTATGGAAAACGGAACCACCTACCACTGGGTAGCGGAAGAGGCGAAATCCGAGCAGATGCCGGACGGCAAAGTTCGCTTCGCCAACAACCCGCTCACGAGCCCGAACACGCAACTCATCGCTGCCGCCCTGACATCCGGCTTCAAACTCGTCGAACCGGGCGGCTTCCGGGATACGGTCGAGCAAACCGAGCGAGGCCCGCTGCGCCGGGTCGAGTGGTTTATTGACGGGGCCACTCGAGGCATCTTCAAAGCCCCTGACGAGGACATCGAATTCCCCGAGTTTCGCCGGCGGTTCGAGAGCGAAGAGTGGTGCCTGGCCAATCCCGACCACCCGATTTCGTTCCTTCGCTGGGCATTCCGCGCACACAGCCAGCTCCGCGACCGGATCCGCACGCTCAAGCCAGCCGCCCTGATTCGCCGGGGCAACCGGCAAGTCACGCTCCCCGCCAATCTTCCCGAAGACAAACGCCAGCAACTCCTCTCCTACCTCAAATGAGCAACGATACCGACTTCCTCCGTCCCGCAGCCGACGCGGGCACACTCAAACTGCGTCCGCTTTCCAGCGGTTCGTATGCGATCCTCCACCGCACTGGGAATGCGTTCGTCGTGCCGCCGGGCAACACCACACCCGACCATCTCACGGCAGCCCTCGAATACGCCTACATCCACGGCGCACCATTGGAAGCGGTCCTGCGGGCTGCATACTCGTCTCCGGATGTTTTTCACGCCGAGGTGTTCCGGTTTTCCCAAGCGATCCCGGTCGCCGACATCCCGGCGATCATCCGCGAGGTCGAGAACGGCCTCACCGCCGCCGCCTCGCAGTCCGTGGACGTGATCCCGCGACCCGGCAGCGAGGACAAGGACGCGCCCCCAAACTCCTAGCGCCAGCCTGGATCGCCTCGCGCGTATTCACGCTGGCCGAAAAGACCGGCTGGCCGGAAGCCTTCATTTTGTGGGAACTCCCGCTCTGGCGGGCACTCGCTTACCAGCATTGTGCGCTCTGGCAATCCGGCGCATGGACGGTGGCTCCAGCCCCGCCAGCAGAGGCGCAGTTTGACGCGCTTCTCAACCTCCAAATCTGCGACGATGAGCATTGAACTCGACACCACGAAGTTTGATGCCGCCCTGAAGCTGTTCCGAGCCGAAAGCAAGCGTGCTGCCGGGGTGGTTCTGCGGGAACAGGCGAAGGGCACACTCGGTAAAATCATCGAGTGGACGCCGCCCGGAGGGAAAAACGCCACCGGTCAGGCTGCCAAGAAGCGGGGGGAGGCGCGGGTGGAAAGCGACATCCTCAAACTCATGCAGCCGTGGGAGCCACCCAAGGCCCCCGCATTCATACTGCGGGCGGCAGGCATGTTCGTGGACGAGCCCTCCAGCGAATCGCCTGCCGCCATCCACAAAGCTAACCGGTCTCCGACCGGGCGCGTGAACCGCAAACTCAATCCCCGGATCAAAATCAAGGCAGCGGACCTAAAACGCTACATCGCCTCCAAAAAGAAGATGGTCGGGTTCCTGGCTTCGGGCTGGAAGGCGGCAGTAGCAAAATTCGGCTCCAGCCTCCCCGCGTGGATTTCCCGGCACTCGGCTCCGGGCATGGGCAAAATCAAGAGCGACGCGGTTTCCATCGAGGTGACGGCGACAAACCAAGTCCAGGGGGCTCCCCGGCTCGACATGGAACGCCGGGTTCAAAGCGCCCTCGATTCCCAGTCCGCAGCAATGGTCCGGCGGGTGGAGAACTTTGCTGTCAGGGAGGCAGCAAGGAAAGCGGGATTCCGGGCCTGACCGATTGAACGGCAGCGGATCTTGCGCTGTCAGGCTCAAATATCGTGTGCCTGCTATGCCCAGAACGGCAGGTATTCAGCAAACTTTCTGGACTTGTTGGCCGGATCGGCAGATCGAATCAATTTCTTATCGATGGCTTCCTGAATGAGCACGGAGACCATCGAGCGCTGCTTCTCTGACATTTTCAACCGCTCACGCAACGATTTGTTCGTCATGGCGCTATCCGAGTAAAGCTTCAACACGGCATGTTGGTAGCAGGCTTCCAATCGCTCACGGGCCGACATCTGGGCGAATGTTCGCGGAGTGAACAGCGTCACCTTGAAATGATTGGGGCCAGCCGCAAAATCAATGGGCGGCAATCCGTAAATCTCCACCTGCAAGCCCGCCTTGAGCAACCCGGATCCTCGCTCCTCGCAAATCTTGTAGCGCCGGAATGCTCGCGCCAACTGCTCGTTCCGGGATTCAGGTTGCGTGCCGATGAGACGATCCAGCCGCTTGGATGGCAGCAGACCACCGGGATTTGAAACCTCGATCCGATCGTCAAATATTTCAATCAGTGGACCGGCACCGGAGACAGAAAAATCCTGGTGAATCAGTGCGTTGGCGATAATTTCGCGAAGGGCAATCTCCGGATACACTGTCCGCTTTCTCCGCAGCGCCTGCTCGATGACCTCGCTCTGCGGAAGCAGTGACATGACAAACTCCAACAGACCCTGGAAGCTGACGGCATAGCCTTTTGTTCCCTCCTGCTCCTGTTTGGTCGTGGCTTTATTCAGCCCATCATAGACGACCACCCGGACCGCCTTGCGGCCCAGATCCGGGAAGTCTGAGAGTTTTCGCGCTGCCGAAATTACGCCGAGATTCGTGATGTAGCCCCCGCCTGCGGGTTCGCGCACAATGAGTCGCTCCCCAGCCAGCCAAGTCAGCACTTCTTCGGGCGTTGTGGGCTCGGGACGCTCCAGCATCTTGAAAATTGGCTCGACGTTCAGTTTTGAGGAAAATTCTGCATCCTCCAGCAATACGGATGCGTGCAATTCCTCCCAGTGCGGCGTCCGACTGTTCAGCATCAAAGTGCCGACTTCCTGCCGGGACGCGTTCCGGGTCGTGCCACCGGAGCGAATGAACGCATGCTCCAATCCCTTGCCCCGAATATGCACCGGTTTCACCGGCGATTCCGGAACATGCACGAATAACAGGCGCGCTGATTCGTAAGCCTCCATCGCATGGTCAAGCGCCACCGGAGGCTCAAGCCCCATTCGCCCGAGGTTGGCCAGTTGGTTCACCGTTGTCTCGACGGTTGGTTCATCTACCCCGGCCGGCGTGCCTGTGTTATCCACCCCAAAAACCAGAAAGCCTCCGCCTGGCTGGTTTGCGAACGCCGACAGGTGTTCCGTCAGCCGTTTCTTGTCAGGAGACAGTCCAGCCTTCCAATCCAGTTCGTTCAATTCGTGCTTCGGCGGCTCAAGACTTGCCTCCAGCAACCCCATCGCTTTGGTCATCCAGGCTTTCATCGGGACGTTTTCTACTCAAATAAGAACTCGTTTGAAATGAGATAGTTGCAGCCGGAAGCCTGCCGCCACTCATTTAGAGATTGCCAGCACTTCCCAAGCCGGTGCTCAGAGTGCTTCAAAGCATTCCAATGGCACCTTTCCAACGAGTTGTAGTCGGGAACCTTCTCTGACATGGCGATCCACTGCATGGGATGACGTTGTAGTCTTTCCCGCACAATCCCGCGAGAGGAAATCCGGGTGATTTCGGAACTATCCCGAGCAGTGATTGACACGCCCGCTGCGGCGTGGCCGACATCACAGCCAGATTCCGTCTCGATATTTCCGGCATTGATGCCGCGCTTGCCCGTGTAGCTGCGGCGACGATTTCCGTTCAGGGAGCATTTGCCGCGGCGAACGCCGCGCTGGCTCCATTCGCGAGCGCGTTTTCTGCCATCAAAGAATCTCTCGACCTCGGCGGGCATCTCACCGATATGAGCGCGCAGACCGGGATCGCGGTGGCTGATCTCGTCGTTCTGCGTCAGGCGTTCGCCAACGCCGGCATGGACGCCGATGCGGTCGGCCCCCAGATCAACCGGCTCCAGAAGGCGCTTGGCGGGATCAACGAGGACGGTGAACCGACGAACAAGGCGCTCGCGGCGCTCGGGATTTCGATGGGCGAACTGCAATCGCTCAATCCGGCCGAGCAATTTGCGCGGGTATCGGCGGCGATTGCTGGGATCCCGGACGCGACCGAGCGGGCGGCTACTGCCATGGGGATCTTCGGGCGCAAGGGAGCCGCGTTGCAGGCAATCTTCCTGGACAGCTCCGCCATGGAAGTCGCCCGGCAGCAGGTCGGTGGGCTGGGCGACACGATGCAGGCGAACGCCCCACGGTTTGATGCGATTTCCGACGCCTTTGAATCCGCCCATCTGAAAGGCCAGCAACTTTCCGCCGGGTTCACGGCAGCGATTGCCCCGGCGCTCGAGGCGGTCGGCAACGCCCTCAACGCGACCGACCTCACCGATCTGGGCAAATCCCTTGGCGACATCGCAGTCGTGGCAATCCGGTTCGGCCAGGTTCTTTCGGGCATGATCCCGCAGATCATGGGCGTGGTGGCGGCGATGGCACTCTACCGCGCAGGGTTCGACACGAAGGTGGTGAGCGCCATGAGCAACATCGGCCCGGCGGCGACCCGCGCGTTCGCCCAAGTCCGCGTGGCCCTCGCCACGATGAACTTTTCGAGCGTAGGCGCAGCAGCCCGCACCGCATTCGCCGGAATCGGCATGGCAGCACGCGGGGCAGCGCTGGCCATCAAGGGCGCCCTCATCTCCACTGGCATCGGCATCCTGATCGCGGGAATCGCGGCGGCCATCGAGGTGGTCATCGGAAAAATCCAGCAGGCCAAGGAAGCGACCCGTGCTGCGGCGGCAGCAAGCAACGAATCCCTCAAAGCGGTGACCTCTATCGCGGAGGAAATGAGAACCGTGTCGAGCGAGGCAGACAAGGTGGATATGGGGAAGCGTATCGACCGGGATATAGAAGCAGCCAAGGAATCGCTCGCCGGGCTCGCCGACCAGTTCGAGAACCTCACGCCCGAGCAGCGCAACGACATCGCAGGCGAATACCGCCAGCGCATTCATCTGCTCGAACAAATGAAGTCGAGCATGGCCGGGATCACGCCCGAGGTCATGGCGCAGAGGCAGGCGGAAAAGGACCGTGCTGCGGCACTGGAAGAAAGCCGGAGAAAAGCGGCATCACTCAGCGGCGAGTTGGGAAAAAACAAGGAGGCGCTCGACAAGAAGATCGCCGATGCCGCGTTCAGCGAGCTTTCCGCGACCGACCAGAAATCGGCGACGCTTGCGGGCGCCGGCCTCTCCACCACGTCAGAGGTGGACCAGCAGATCGCGCTCCTGGCCGCCAAGCGGGAATCCTTCTCGCTCACAAACGACGAGGTGATCCGCATGCAGTCGCTCATGGATGCGCGGGAAAAGCTGATCGGTATCGAGCGCGACCTTACCCGCGAACGCGAGCAGGCGGCAAAGAAAGCCGAGGAGGATGCGAAAAAGGAAGCCGAGGCGGCAGCAAAGCGGGCCGAGTTCACACGCGATGTGAACCGGGAAATCGCCCGCGCCCAGGCCGAAGCATCCGGCGACAAGGAAACCGTCAAGCGACTCGACCACGAGGCCAAAATCGATCAGGAAACCAAGCAGGGGATCTCGGCTGGCTTGGATCCAAAAGAAGCTGCCCGGCTGGCAAACGAGAAGGTCGGCGCACTCGACACGGCCGCAGCCGCCCAAAAAGACGAGGAAAACCGAAAGACGCTCACCGCTCTGGATCTCGAAACCCGGCTTGCCGAGGCGAAGGCGGCAGGGAACAAGGAGGAGGCCGCCCGGATCGAGTGGCTGCAAAAATACAATTCCGAGCTCTCCCGGCTGCGGGACGCGATGCCGGAGGCCGATGCGCAGGCGGCTGCCGCCCGGTTGGCAAACGCCCAGTCTGCCGGTGATCCCCAAGCCGCACAGGAACGATCCGGCGCGCTCTATTCCTCATCGATGGCCAAGATCGGGGCTGGCGGAAATTTCGTTGCTGGCTCGGACCCGATGCTGGCCGAGAACCGCCGGCAGACATCCATCCTCGAGCGGATTGCGCGGTCCGTCTCGCGCCAGGGCAGCCAGAGCACGGAGCTCAACTACACGCTCGCTTGACACGGTTCCTTCGTTACCGATGGCCGCCGTTCTCACAAAATCCGAATCTTCGACCGATTCCAAGGGGCG